CGGCTTGAAGTACTTGTCCTGTTCCTGGGGACTCAACGAGTTGAAATACTGGTACGGGTCACTGGTCATCTCACCGGCGAGCGCTTCACTGACCGGGATGTGCCGGCAGTCGCAGCCGGGGTGGCGTTCGAATGCGTCTTGGGCGCGGTAGGTTCGGCCGGCGAGGATTGCGCAGCGGCCGCAAGAGGGTGGGTTGAGCATGCGGACGTAGTGCATGCGTACTGGCGGGGTGGCCATGGCCACGCCTTCGGCTTGCCTGGATGCGTCGGCGATCTGCATCTGAGAGCGCAGGAGCAAGTTGTCCAGGCCGATGCCCATGGAGCGGTCGACGGTGTATCCGTGGCCTATTGCGCGGAGGCTCTTATAGGCCGGGGACGCGATCGAGTCTTCCAGTCCAATTGGCCGGCGATCCTGGCCGCCCAAGGGATAGGCAATTCCGGCGAATCCTGCAGCCAGTACCTGGTGCTGTGGTGCTGGCGCGTCTTGGGCTTCCATGACTGCTGTGGTGTACTCGATGGAGTCTTCTGCCACGGCTTGCTGGGCTTGGGCCACAATGAGTGTTGCCGCGGCCAGCTTGGCTTGCCATGACTCGATGATGTTGCCTCGGTCGACGGCCACCCACAGACGCGTCAGGTCACGCAGGGCTCGTGTTTGAACCTGCTTGCCGTAGGCGTAGTGGGCGGCCGCCGCCTCGATGATGGTCCGAGCCATTTACAGGCCTCCTTGACGCATCCTGTCCTCTGCTGCCAAGAACGGGTCCATCTGGAGTTCCTTCTGGCGCATGGCCATGACGCGGGCAACCTGCACCGGGTCGGTGAGGAGCTTCTCGTAGACGTACTCGGTCGGGAACCCTGCAGCCTTGTACTTGGTGCCAACGTCGGCCATCTGCGATTCGGAGCGGTACTGGATGTTGTCCCAGATGATCGTTCCTGCGCGCAGCGCCTCGATGCGGTCGTTGGAAGCGGCGCGGGCCGCGGCCATGAGCCGGAAAGTCTTCTTCACACCTACGGAGGCATAGAGAATCCGTTCCTTCACCTTGGACACCAGACCGGCTTCGGCGATATTCAGCGATTCAGCCGCTGTGTTGATCATCTTCGCCACCAGGTAGTGCGGTGGCGTTCTGGTCTGGGCCGCGATGTGCTCGACCAGCTGCGAGATGACCTTCGAGAAGGCTTCGAGGTTCGCGGCTGTCCATTCCTCGATGCGCGCATCCTGCCCAGGCAGGAAGATGATCTTCTCCTTGAGCAGCTCGTCCAGCTCGACATCCTGGTAACCGGCTATCTGGCCTTCCTTGTCCAAAACCGGCACTTGGGGAACGTCCGCATTCACGGCCACCCGGGCAGGCATGGAAGCCTGATCGAGTGCGTTCATCAAGTAGGCCCAGACAAGGTTGATCGCGTCCTGCAGGGCGGCGACACCGGCGATGTCCGACATCGGGTTGTCGTCGAGCAGGGTCTTGTTGCGGATCTCGGTCAGCGGCACCTCGCCGAGGTGGTGCTCTGCAGGCTGGTGCTCGTCGTCGCGAGGCTGCCAGCCGCCAGTCGGCGAGATGCGCTCGGTGTTCTCGTAGCGCAGCTTGCCGTTTTCCCGCTTCATCTTCACGAAGTGGGTCTTCGTGTAGTAGGTGGCGAAGTCGTACTTGTCGTCCTGCCACATGACCAGTCCGTCACGGTCGATGCCAGTCACAGGATCAGTGTTGACGATCGCCGACTGAGGGTGCTCCCAGGTGACACTGGGCGCCTTGTCCGGAGAGTCCGCGGGGTGCACGAGCGAGAACGCCCGGCCGCCGGCCATCTGCATGGTGAACGCCTCGGAGCTGCCCAGATCCGAGTTGGAACCCAGCCAGTCGCGCTGCAGCTGTTCGTCGATCTTCAGATCCTCGCCGTGCGCACGGAATCCGAGAACCCGCATGCGCTCCGCTGCTGCGTCTACCACCGGCATGCACCAGTTATCGCCGAAGCCTGCGAACTGTTTCTTGAAGTACTCGTCGAACTTTTTCGATGCCCAGCGCAGGGTCTCGCCCTCGCCCTGGTAGCGGTTCACGTACTTCTCGATGGTCGGCCCGCGGTGTTCAAGTTCCCGCGCCAGTTCATCGACACGACGGGCCACTGATTCCTGGTCGAAAATGTCAACCGTCATTGCGCCCTCCTTCGTGTACTGGAACCTGTTGCGACGAGATTGCGCTTCTGCTCAAGCGAGGTACGGACAATGCCGTCCAATCCGGTCACTGCAGCCTGGAAACCGTCAATACGAGCCGTTGAAGTGCGCCTGTTCGGCTTCACCGGGCGAATGTTGTCCGCGTCATCGGTCTTGACCTCGACGCGTGACGCCATCCACCGCATGGCCGGGTTATCGTCGTGCCGCATCTCCTTGGCCTTCCACATGCGCTCCATCTCCTTGGAAGCAGGAGACAAGCCGTAGAAGGTCTGCGCGACCGGCACAATATCGATTCCTGACAACTCCGCGTCGAGTTCCTGCACCAACTGGCCAGCGAACATGCGGTCATAGGAGACGCGCTGCATGTCGAAGTGCTTGCAATCGCCTATCACTGCGGACTTCACTGCGCTGTAGTCGATGACATCCCCCTCTGTGGCTGTCACGTAGCCGCGATCCACCCAGTCACGCAACGGAATCAACAGCTGCTTCTCCAAATCATCGATACGCTCCTCCGGAACCCAGAAACGCGTGAACAGATCGAACTTCATTCCCGGCCGGTTGGACTGAGCCCAGACCGTCCACGCAGTGAAGTCGCTCGTTGCGGATAAGTCCAAGCCACCCCAGGCACGCCGGCCACGCAGCGGAGTCCGCTTAGCGCCGCCCAGCTCGTCCCAGCGGTTCAAGTCCACCCAGCGGGCAGAACCCGGCGAGCGCAGGTTCAGTGCGAGCTGCAGGAAGGTCTTGAGCGCGGCGGGGGAGCCTTGGGCCTTGGTCGCTTGGTCTCGCATGTAGGCGAGCGTGGGCGACTTTCCAAGGCCGGGGTTCGCTTTGTACCAGGTCTTTTCGGCGTACGGATCGTCTTTTTCCTCGGCTGCCCAGATGACTCCGTAGAACCGTGGATCCTTGATGATGCCGTTGGCGATATTGATCGTGTACGTGTGCTTCTCGTCGTACGGTGTGCCGTCTTCGGCTTCGTCGGCGGTGGTAATGAACAGGATCAGGGGCTGGTCTCGGGCGCCGGTGCCGGTTTCGATTGCTTCGATCAGCTTGCCCTGGTTGCGCAGGGTGTGGATCTCGTCAATGGAAGCTCCGGAGACATTGAGGCCGTGGGCGGTCTCTGCGACCTTGGACAGGACGCGCAGGATGCCCAGTGTGTGTGGAACGCGGACTACGTCGGTCAATGGCTCGATGCGCTTGCGCGCAGCCGGTGAGGACATCAGCATGGCTTTTGAGTCGTCGAATACTCGGCGTGCCTGGTCCTTGGAACCGGCCGCGTTGTAGACCTCGGCTCCCGCTTCGCCGTCTGCGAGGAGCAGGATGCCGGAGAAGCCTGCAGCGAAGGTCGATTTTCCGTTCTTACGCGGAATTTCTACCCATACTGAGCGGATGACCCGGACTACGCGGTCTATTTCTTCGTCGTGGTACACCCAACCGAATACTGGTGCGAGTACCCAGACGACCTGCCATGAGTCCAGACCTTCGCCCAGACGCATACGAACGCCGGCCCAGCGGCCTTTCGTGTGCCGGAAGGAGCCGAGTGCCGTCAGTGCCTTGCGCGCCCGCCCTACATCGAACCACGCGCCCGGATGCTGGTCTGCTTGGTTGGCGACGGTGAGCGGTTCGCGCTTGAGTGCTTCGATGATCTGGTCATGCTCGACGCCCAACTCGATCAGCGCGTCATAAGGCACTGGCAGCCGGTCGAAATCGTAATCGAGCATGCTCCACCTCCATTTCTAGAGGTGCAATCACCCTCCCCGGCGTCTAATCGAACGGATCGTCATCTTCCGAGGTGTCTTCGCGACCAGGAAGCCCGGTGCGCGCCGCCGGCGACAGGCCAAGCTCGCGGACGTAGGTCTTCAGCTGCGTCCGGTACTGGCCGGCAATGGTGGTGTGCGGGTTCTTGCCAGGGCCACGCTGGCCCATGGTGATCAGACCTTCACGCGACAGCTCATGCTCAGCCCATTCGAGACGGGCCACGCAAATGCACATATCCACGATCAGGGAGAAGTCCACGGCACCGAGGCCCACGCTGTTAGCGAGCACCGGCACAACCCGATCCCACTCTTCCTTGGCGCGCTTCTTCACAAACCGAGTGCCGTTGATGGCCTGCCGCTTGAGTTGATACGAGACCAACTGCTTCTCATATCGATAGACGCGCTGCTGGAAGTGCTCAATCGACTCGTTGTCTTCCCGTTCGGGCTCCTTCGGCTTCTTCGGAGCCTGTGCCTCGGGCAATTCGCGAGACCAGTCCGGTTCGTCGAAATCCACCGGCGGCAAGACCACCGATTCAGGCTGCGGACGGTGCCCCGGATTGCCCTCGCGCACCACAGAAAGCGCCGGTTTCGGCATCGGACCAGGCATAACGTCGACACCCCCTGATCAAAAAGCTCTAACCTGCGGGACTACGGATTTGCCTGCCCGGCGGCTAACTGTAAATGCCGGAAGGGGGTCACCCCCACCCCTTCGGAGGGGCATCGATCGGCATGAAGTCAAGGGATACGAGGCGTGTCACTGCTTCGCATTCCACCCTCCGGGCTGATGCTCGGCGGTTTCACTCTTGTGGCAAGGCGAACACAAACCGCGGCCGTATTTGGGATCGTCAGGGTTCAAGCCCTTGGAAATCAATCCCTTTCGGGATGTCGGGTAGTGGTCGGCTTCTCGAGATGGTCTCTTCATGCACAAGACGCATATCGGATCACGCGCGAGAACTTCTTCACGAAACCGGCGGTGGCCACGGCTGGTGTACCCACGCCATCGAGACGAGCCCCGGTGTTCTTCGGCTGCCTTCTCATGCTCGTCGCACCGACCACGACTGCCGAAAGCTTGGACCAGCTCGGTGCAACCAGGTTGCGTGCACGGTTTCTTCGGTGCCGAAGGCAACGCTGCTCACCTCACTGCGTCCGGGTACGACGAAGCCCCGAACCACAGTTGTGATTCGGGGCTATCGCTTGAGCC